AGTGAAATCGCTGGCTATTATCCCAGAGTTATATCAGATGATTTGTTTTACGCTGTACAGGAAATTCGGTTGGCACCTTTTGGTATTAGCAATAGTAGCAAGAATCCTATGCTAATAAATCTACTTCGAACAGTTATGAAGTGTGAGGCTTGTGGTAATACCATGATTGTTCATGCGGTATCTGGAAGTTTGCATGGCTATTATGTTTGTCCGATGAGAAGATTACATCGATGTGACAGGCCATCAATAAAAAGAGATTTGGTTGATTATAATATCATTAATGAATTGCTTTTTAATTGTAGCAAAATTCAACCAGTTGAAAACAAGAAAGATGCTAATGAAACTTTAGAGTTAAAAATTATTGAGCTTCAGATGAAAATTAATAATTTAATCGTTGCATTGTCTGTCGCGCCTGAAGTTACCGCTATAGCAGAGAAAATAAGACTATTAGATAAGGAATTACGAAGGGCTTCGGTATCATTGAAAACTTTGAAGAGTAAAGGTGTAAATTCATTCAGTGATTTTTATGCTATTGACTTAACCAGTAAAAATGGACGAGAGTTATGCCGTACACTTGCCTATAAAACATTCGAAAAAATCATAATTAATACGGATAATAAAACCTGTGATATCTATTTTATGAATGGCATTGTTTTTAAACACTATCCTTTAATGAAAGTAATATCCGCCCAGCAGGCGATAAGTGCTCTCAAATATATGGTTGATGGTGAGATTTATTTCTAAATAATGATCTCGGATTTTAAGTTATGCTATGGTGATAAAGTGCAAGACAGAATTAATTATCTTTGACGAAACTTAATGGGTAATTACTTTGTTTGCTCCCACAAGCGAGTTTTGTACGGCTGTATTGGGGTAGTAAATGAGCTATACAATCTTAATCATTTGTTAGGTGAGAACTCTTGGTCGCAGATTCAAATACTGAAAATACGTGACAAATTATTATGAGCAAAATGGTGTATGTCACGTATTTTGAATGGTAGGTTAAAAAATAACACCGACTTTCGTAGGTATTACTAATAATAAAGCAGAGTTTTTAGATAGTATCAATGTGCTTTGTGTATATTGTGGCAAATAATTGGGTTGGGGGTACAATTGTGATTGCTTTTGCATAAACATTGCGCCTTTATGCATAATGAGATAAAGGAATATCAAATAAAATAACGATAGGTCATAACAAAGAGGTTTTTATGAAAACACTTATCGTTTCAACTGTATTGGCATTCATAACATTTTCTGCGCAGGCTGCAGCATTTCAGGTCACTAGTAATGAAATAAAAACAGGAGAGCAACTTACAACGTCTCATGTCTTTTCTGGATTTGGGTGTGAAGGTGGTAATACATCGCCCTCATTAACCTGGTCTGGTGTTCCTGAAGGTACCAAAAGCTTTGCCGTAACTGTATATGATCCAGATGCACCTACAGGCAGTGGTTGGTGGCATTGGACTGTTGTTAATATTCCAGCAACAATAACATATTTGCCCGTTGATGCAGGGAGACGTGATGGAACAAAACTGCCGACTGGTGCTGTTCAAGGCCGAAATGATTTTGGCTATGCTGGGTTTGGTGGCGCATGTCCTCCTAAAGGAGATAAACCACATCATTACCAGTTTAAAGTATGGGCTCTAAAAACTGAAAAGATTCCTGTAGATTCTAACTCCAGCGGAGCGTTAGTTGGTTATATGCTTAATGCTAATAAAATCGCAACCGCTGAGATAACACCAGTTTATGAGATAAAGTAGGGTGAGAGTATGCTGGCAAGAGGTAAGACTAACTTAAAGATCGAAGAAATACGGATGCATAAACATCATGAGATTCATAGGGTTAAGCCTCTTATGCCAGCTTTGTGTCGTATCCGTCAGGGAAAGAAAGTTATCAATTGGGAGACGCATACTTTAACTGTTGATAATAATCAAATAATATTATTTCCTTGTGGTTATGAATTTTATATTGAGAATTATCCTGAAGCAGGGCTTTATCTTGCAGAAATGCTTTACTTACCCATTGATTTAATTGAGAGTTTCCAAAAACTTTATACGGTAACTGATCAAATACGTAACAAAACAAGTTTCTTTTTACCTCAGAATCCTGAGTTAATATATTGTTGGGAGCAACTAAAAACATCTGTTTCCCGAGGCTTCTCAACTAAAATTCAGGAGCACTTAGCAATGGGCGTTCTACTTTCGTTAGGAGTGAATCATGTTAATCATTTACTTTTATCATATAGTAAACAATCATTGATAAGTCGTTGTTATAACCTGCTGCTATCCGAACCCGGCACAAAATGGACAGCAAACAAGGTTGCTCGATATCTCTACATTTCTGTTTCTACATTACATCGCCGTCTAGCAAGCGAGGGGGTAAGTTTCCAAAGTATACTGGACGATGTGAGGTTAAATAATGCGTTGTCTGCTATACAAACGACGGTAAAACCTATAAGCGAGATTGCCAGAGAAAATGGTTATAAGTGTCCTTCTCGTTTTACTGAAAGATTTCATAATCGTTTTAATATAACACCAAGAGAGATAAGAAAAGCTTCCAGAGAGTAAAAGTGTTTTAAGAAGGAGCAATTCTATCGATTTTGATTTTGGGAAATCAACACGGCATAATTATGTCACCGGAGCCTGAACAACTCCGGTGACTTCTGCGCTAAACGGGGACGTTTATGCGCACATACAATCCAAACTCTCTTCTCCCTTCACAGATGCAGAAATGCACCTGCAATTCTTTGCATCTAGCGTTTGACCTCTGCGGAGGTGAAGCGTGAACCTCTCACAAGACGGCATCAAATTACATCGCGGCAACTTCACCGCTATCGGTCGGCAGATCCAGCCTTATCTGGAGGAGGGCAAATGCTTTCGCATGGTGCTTAAACCGTGGCGTGAGAAACGCAGTCTTTCCCAGAATGCACTCAGCCACATGTGGTACAGCGAAATCAGTGAATACCTCATCAGCAGGGGTAAAACGTTCGCCACTCCAGCTTGGGTAAAAGATGCTCTCAAACACACATATCTCGGTTATGAAACCAAAGACCTGGTTGATGTCGTAACCGGTGATATCACCACTATCCAGTCGTTACGCCATACCTCCGATCTTGATACCGGAGAGATGTATGTCTTCCTGTGTAAGGTTGAAGCCTGGGCGGTGAATATTGGCTGCCACCTGACTATTCCGCAGAGCTGCGAGTTCCAGCTGCTCCGCGACAAGCAGGAGGCGTAATGGCTACACCGCTTATTCGTGTCATGAACGGACACATCTACAGAGTATCAAATCGTCGTAAGCGTAAGCCTGAGCTGAAGCCATCCGAAATACCAACACTGCTCGGATATACCGCTAGCCTGGTTGATAAAAAATGGTTGCGACTGGCAGCAAGGAGGAATCATGGCTGATTTGAGAAAAGCAGCGCGTGGTCGGGAATGCCAGGTAAGAATCCCTGGCGTATGTAATGGCAATTCTGAAACGTCTGTACTGGCACATATCCGGCTGGCTGGATTGTGCGGTACCGGTATCAAACCGCCAGACCTGATTGCCACCATTGCATGTTCTGCCTGCCACGACGAAATCGACCGCCGCACACATTTTGTCGATGCTGCATATGCAAAAGAATGCGCGCTGGAAGGTATGGCGAGAACACAGGTTATCTGGCTGAAAGAGGGGGTTATTAAGGCGTGAATACCTACAGTATCACATTACCCTGGCCTCCGAGCAATAATCGCTATTACCGCCATAATCGCGGGCGCACGCACGTCAGTGCAGAGGGGCAGGCATACCGCGATAACGTCGCCCGAATCATTAAAAGCGCAATGCTGGATATCGGCCTGGCTATGCCTGTGAAAATCCGCATTGAGTGCCACATGCCGGATCGCCGTCGCCGTGACCTGGATAATCTGCAAAAAGCCGCTTTTGACGCACTCACTAAAGCAGGTTTCTGGCTGGATGATGCTCAGGTCGTTGATTACCGCGTTGTGAAGATGCCTGTTACCAAAGGTGGGAGGCTGGAACTGACCATCACCGAAATGGGGAATGAATGATGTTTGAGTTTAATATAGCAGAACTTCTTCGCCACCGCTGGGGGCGTCTGCGCTTATATCGTTTCCCCGGTTCTGTTTTGACCGATTACCGAATACTGAAGAATTACGCCAAAACCCTGACAGGAGCAGGAGTATGAAGTCAGAGATAACAATCAACTAATACTGTTTTATTGATTTTTGCTTGTAATTGGCGTTCTGGTCTGATTTTTGTGGAGTAAGTTGATGCGTGATATTCAGATGGTTCTTGAGCGTTGGGGAGCGTGGGCGGCTAATAATCATGAAGATGTGACCTGGTCGTCCATTGCCGCCGGTTTTAAGGGATTAATTCCTTCAAAAGTAAAATCTCGCCCGCAATGTTGTGACGATGACGCGATGATCATTTGCGGGTGCATGGCCCGTCTGAAAAAGAACAACAGCGATTTGCACGATTTATTAGTAGATTATTATGTAGTTGGTATGACATTCATGTCACTGGCAGGTAAGCATTGCTGCTCTGATGGTTATATCGGGAAAAGGTTACAGAAGGCTGAGGGCATAATTGAAGGGATGTTAATGGCATTAGATATCCGGTTAGAGATGGATATCGTTGTTAATAACTCTAATTAATACGCCAATTATTTACTAAAAGTTATTAAAAATGGGGCGTTGAAACGCCCCCAAAAATAAAGGGTAATATATAACAGAAGGTTTGTATAGTTAGAAGCAAGGTTGTGCTTCTAAAGGAAGTGGCTTGAGGGAGCCACTTATATGTTGGGGAGGCAAAGCCTCCCACAACATATCTTTTAGTAATCAAATTAGAACTGGTAAACCATACCTACAGCAACGATATCATCGGTAGCAACGCCAGATGCTTTCGTGAAATCGCTCTTATCAATCAGGTTGATTTTGTAGTCAACAAAAGTGGACATATTTTTGTTGAAGTAATAGGTTGCACCTACATCAACATATTCAACCAGGTCCTGATCACCCCAAACACCCAAGTCTTTTCCTTTAGAATGCAGGTAAGCAACGGATGGACGCAGGCCGAAGTCGAACTGATATTGTGCAACAGCTTCGAAGTTTTGTGCTTTGTTGGCAATATGGTTATTACCAAAAACAGTCATGTTCTGGGTTTCAGAATAGGTGGTGGCCAGATAGATGTTGTTCGCATCATATTTCAGACCAGCTGCCCATACTTCAGCATTTTGACCAGAAGCATTCAGACCGTTGTTACCGTAGATAACCTGATTATTAGTGCGATCAGATTTAGCATAGGTTGCACCTACACCGAATCCTTCATACTCATAAGTAGTGGAGAAACCGAAACCATCACCATTAGCTTCAGTTACGTCAGTGCGGTCATTTTTACCCTGATACTGAGCAGCAAAGTTCAGACCATCAACCAGACCAAAGAAGTCGTTGTTACGATAAGTTGCAACACCAGTGGTGCGACCAGTCATGAACACATCTGTTTGAGTCCAAGTGTCACCACCGAATTCTGGCAGGACGTCAGTCCACGCACCGATGTCGTATGCTACACCGTAGTTACGGCCGTAATCGATGGAGCCGTAGTCACCGAATTTCAGGCCAGCGAAGGCAAGACGGGTTTTATCTTTGGAGGAACCTTGAGATTCAGCGCGGTTGCCTTTGAATTCATATTCCCACTGACCGAAACCAGTCAGTTGATCGTTGATTTGGGTTTCACCTTTGAAGCCAAGACGGGCATAAGTAGTATCACCATCATCTGCATCATTAGAGGAGAAGTAGTGCTTAGCATTAACTTTCCCGTACAGATCCAGCTTGTTACTGTCTTTATTATAAATTTCAGCTGCCTGAGCAGACATCGCCATCAGTACTGATGCAGCTACAGCAGAAATTGCCACTGTTAATTTTTTCATCGTGAGCCCTTTTTTTTGAACTATTATTAAAAAATGATGTCACTGCGCGATAAATATTCATCTAATCAATGTGATTATTTCAAGATGTAAGTTTTAGTTTCTCATTTAATTTGTGAAGTAGATCTCTATTTTTATCTGAACTTTTTCTATCGAAACCTATTTATGGCTCTTATTTGAACAAAAATAAACCTATTAGCTAATTTATATTAATGGCTGTTATTTATGGGGGGTCTATAATTCGATGGTTTAATTTAAATTAACTAAAAATAACGCCGGAAATTATTTATTGGTTATTTGTTGAGGTTTTCTTATGTATTTGTGGTGGTGTTTTGAACACTCGGTAGCATTCTCATAAATATCATTCAGTGGTTTACGTACGTAAAAAATTGGTTATGCTGTTAAGAGTGGTTACTTCGTCACACAGCTTAAACCCGCCGTCGAGCTGGTTTTTCCATTTTTTGAGTCTCGATATTAGCTGATAACTCAATACCTGAGTTATTCACTGACTCCGAGTCTGTTACGTTTCTGCTTTTTTGCGATACGTTGTATTCCCTCAATTTACACCCGCTTTGTCTGCGAGGTGGGGTTATGAAATCCATGGATAAGTTAACAACGGGTGTCGCCTATGGCACCTCAGCAGGTAGTGCCGGTTACTGGTTTTTACAGCTGCTCGATAAAGTCACGCCCTCACAGTGGGCAGCAATAGGTGTGCTGGGTAGCCTGGTATTTGGCCTGCTGACGTACCTGACAAACCTTTATTTCAAGATTAAAGAAGATAAGCGCAAGGCTGCGAGAGGTGAATAATGCCTCCATCATTACGAAAAGCCGTTGCTGCTGCTATTGGTGGCGGAGCAATTGCTATAGCATCAGTGTTAATCACTGGCCCAAGTGGTAACGATGGTCTGGAAGGTGTCAGCTACATACCATACAAAGATATTGTTGGTGTATGGACCGTATGTCACGGGCATACAGGAAAAGACATCATGCTCGGTAAAACGTATACCAAAGCAGAATGCAAAGCACTCTTGAATAAAGACCTTGCCACTGTCGCCAGACAAATTAACCCATACATCGAAGTCGATATACCGGAAACAACGCGCGGCGCTCTTTACTCATTCGTTTACAACGTGGGTGCTGGCAATTTCAGAACATCGACGCTTCTTCGCAAAATAAACCAGGGCGATATCAAAGGCGCATGTGATCAGTTACGTCGCTGGACATATGCTGGCGGTAAGCAATGGAAAGGTCTCATGACTCGTCGTGAGATTGAGCGTGAAATCTGTTTGTGGGGTCAGCAATGAACAGAGTAACCGCGATTATCTCCGCTCTGGTTATCTGCATCATCGTCTGCCTGTCATGGGCTGTTAATCATTACCGTGATAACGCCATTACCTATAAAGCCCAGCGCGACAAAAATGCCAAAGAACTGAAGCTGGCGAACGCGGCAATTACTGACATGCAGATGCGTCAGCGTGATGTTGCTGCGCTCGATGCAAAATACACGAAGGAGTTAGCTGATGCGAAAGCTGAAAATGATGCTCTGCGTGATGATGTTGCCGCTGGTCGTCGTCGGTTGCACATCAAAGCAGTCTGTCAGTCAGTGCGTGAAGCCACCACCGCCTCCGGCGTGGATAATGCAGCCTCCCCCCGACTGGCAGACACCGCTGAACAGGATTATTTCACCCTCAGAGAGAGGCTGATCACTATGCAAAAACAACTGGAAGGAACCCAGAAGTATATTAATGAGCAGTGCAGATAGAGCTGCCCATATCGATGGGCAACTCATGCAATTATTGTGAGCAATACACACGCGCTTCCAGCGGAGTATAAATGCCTAAAGTAATAAAACCGAGCAATCCATTTACGAATGTTTGCTGGGTTTCTGTTTTAACAACATTTTCTGCGCCGCCACAAATTTTGGCTGCATCAACAGTTTTCTCCTGTCCAATTCCCGAAACGAAGAAGTGATGGGTGATGGTTTCCTTTGGTGTTACTGCTGTCGGTTTGTTTCCAACAGTAAACGTCTGTTGAGCACATCCTGTAATAAGCATTGCCAGAGCGGCAGAAAACAACATTTTTTTCATCTTATTATCCTGCATTGTTAAAAACGGCAGAATCCTATGTGACAACAATTAAACGATAGTTAAATGGATTGATGAAAATTAAAACTATATAGGTGTACGCTCAGACTATTGGAGGAAGTTGGGGACACTCAGAATCCTGTGGAATGAAATAAACCGGTCTATCCGTCTATTACCCTTTTAGCTGCGCTGTATCGTCGCCGTATTCCCGCATTAACCATGACCGTAGCCCGACGGGGAATTCCTTCTGCGTGAGTGTGCGGGAATAATCAAAAACGATGCACACCGGGTTTTACTGTGCTGACAGACGCAGGGTTACCCTCATAGTCGCTTTTCCGGTGCGATGGTGGAAGAAACCGGGATGTTCATCCATCATCACTTTGGATTGATGTATATGCTCTCTTTTCTGACGTTAGTCTCCGACGGCAGGCTTCAATGACCCAGGCTGAGAAATTCCCAGACCCTTTTTGCTCAAGAGCGATGTTAATTTGTTCAATCATTTGGTTAGGAAAGCGGATGTTGCGGGTTGTTGTTCTGCGGGTTCTGTTCTTCGTTGACATGAGGTTGCCCCGTATTCAGTGTCGCTGATTTGTATTGTCTGAAGTTGTTTTTACGTTAAGTTGATGCAGATCAATTAATACGATACCTGCGTCATAATTGATTATTTGACGTGGTTTGATGGCGTAGATGCACGTTGTGACATATAGATGATAATTATTATCATTTTGCGGGTCCTTTCCGGCGATCCGACAGGTTACGGGGCGGCGACCTCGCGGGTTTTCGCTATTTATGAAAATTTTCCGGTTTAAGGCGTTTCCGTTCTTCTTCGTCGTAACTTAATGTTTTTATTTAAAATACCCCCTGAAAAGAAAGGAAACGACAGGTGCTGAAAACGAGCTTTTGGGCCTCTGTCGTTTCCTTTCTCTGTTTTTGGCCGTGGAATGAACAATGGAAGTCAACAAAAAGCAGCTGGCTGACATTTTCGGTGCG